CTGTTTGTCCGGCAAGTTTTCGGCCTTATCGTCTACACTATGGGCAATCAGCCTGTGCCCATCTGTTGCGATAGCTACACCGTTTTTAAAGTGTACTCCCTTAAGTCCATGTCGAGATGGGTTTTTAGAGCAAATTTTCTGCATTTTTAATGCTGTTTCAGGTATTAGATACTTTTTTTCATCCATGATTATTTCCCTTTCATTTTAAATCATTTTCTTCAAATTTCGTGGTCTCCGTCACAGTAAAAACATTTTACGATTTGATCTTTCATTGCGCTGGCCTTTCTCCCAGTTTTCGACCGTCATTTGGTTAACAACTCGTCTAGGAGATTCCTCGTCGCCTCTGCGACTTCCGCTATCTTCTTGGAGAACAAGGCACTATCCGCGTGCCACTCTGCGCCGGTTTCGTGCTGAGGCTCTCCATCACCGAAGAACACGCTGAATCCAGCCTCCTTGTCCCCGCCGGCGATGAACAGGCACAGCTTGGCCTTCGCTTTGCCCGCCAAAACTGGCAGCACCGCTACCAACTCGCTCATCGTCATGATCGGGATCGAGCCGACGATCCCCGCGTCAGGATCGTCGTCGCAGAGAAGCATCCGATCGGCGAGGAAGTGCTCGTATTGCTTCGTGAGACCCGCCTCGCGGAGGGCATTCACGATGCCCCTGTTGTCGCCCTCGACGTGCAGGGTGAACGCAGGTTCCATTTCAAGCTTCATTGGTTTCCTCCGCTGGAGCAGGCACTTGGATCATGTCCCAGCCGCAGTTTTCGCATTCAACCGAAGACAGCACAGCATCTTCCGTCAAAAACCCAACGGCGTATTGGGTGCTACAAATTGGACAGTCGTAGTCCTGAACCCAGCACCAGTCTCCAGTCTTTAGCTCGCCTAGGCGGCGTTTCTCACGCATGATCGTCATACCCCCTCAGATCTGTCCGATCCGTTTGAGAACTGTCCTTGACTTCCTCGGCCGGTACTTCTTTTTCATGCCGGCCGCTTTAGCGCATGGGCAGCTTAGACATGACGCGGGGCCGCCTCCGTCAGGCATCCTTGGGCTTTTGAGGCCGCCGTTTAGGTCAAACACGATGACCCGATAACGCCCGTCGTTGCGACGATGACCGAGCGCATATCCGTTCATTACCGACTTAATCTCCTTCTGGACCCACTCGGGGAAGGAGCCTTTGTAGGGCGGCGATTCCGCGCCACAGGCGAAGCGAAGGACGTTCATTACCACGGCTCCTCTTTCATGGCCTTGCGCAGCTTGGTCATCGCCGTTCTTCAGCTTCTTGACCCAACGGAGGAACTTGCGTTGGAACCGTTCGGGAGCGTTGCCAATCTCGACATAACCGCCGGTAATTGGGTTGTGCATGTCAATCTTCATCGCCAAACCTCTCAGCTCTACCGAATGGGACCTTGATCGTCTCCATCAGCTCGACCATGCTCATCCGAACGGCCTTTATCTCAGCCAAGACTTCCGCGTCGCCGTCTTTTTTCAGTACTTCAACGTGCCAGGCAAGCAGACGAACCGCTTGAGCCAAGGCCACGATCTGATCGGATTGCATAGGGGTTTCATTCATCGCACTTTTCCTCCACATGATTCATCTCTGCCCATTACACAATCCCCGTCTTCATCGGAGCTTGTCATTCTTCCATAATTATCCGGCATGATTTTATTCTCCTTTTTTAATTAGTAATCATCGTCCGTTTTAAACACTTAGAGAATATTTTCGCCTTAGAGCTTTGCACCATGCAGATTTGCACCCCAAAGATTTACATATCGTAGGTCTGCATAGCTAAGATCTGCATCGCGCAAATTTGTGCCATTAAGATCCGCATACCGAAGATCCGCACCACGAAAATTCGTGCCTTGAAGATTCATGCCTCGAAGATCTGCTCCCTGAAGATCTGCGCCTTCATTTATAGCTTTTTCAACTGCATCTTTCAGCGATATAGCTTCCGCTTGGTAAATTGTTTCGTTAGTGAACTTGTTTTTAATTTCTATTTTCATGATTAATTTTCCTTTATGATAATCTCTTTATTTCGTTTAACTCACCGAGCAAGTAATGCGCACTTTCAAACCGTGCTTTTGCTTCTTTACAGTTATTTATTTTTTTGTTTGAGCAAGTTTTCAGATACTCAGTCAAGTGATCAATACACTTTTGTGTGTGCCAGATTTTATATTCCTTTTTAGTCACGATGATTCCCTCCGTTTTTAAATGTTATTCTTTAAGCCCATCTATATATCTATTATATGATCATCACGATGATTTTCTTCGTACTGCTCAATAGCTTCTTCTTCAGTCAACGCATAATGTCCGTCAAAACTTGCAACAAACAGATATGCGCTGTGTTCTGCGCTATACTCGTACAATTTGCCGTATGCCGCATCGTATTGATATTGTTCAACTTTCATTTTTATTCTCCTTTTTAAATGTTTAATCTTATCCATTTAATATACAATATGCATGCCATTGTCGATGTATATCAATATCAGTATGTTATCATTACAGCAATGTAATAAGTGAATGTTTTGTTATAACGAAGTGTTCAAGTTGAATAAAACGTTGACGGGGGGTTTAAATTGTGTGATAATGATCGTGAATCATCTCCAGGGGCGTTGGAGCCCCAGGAGAGACAGTCATGACCGATGACCGATGACCGATGACCGATGACCGATGGGCGACACATTTGTGAGAGAATATAATAGAACAGATATGCAAAAAACAGCGCTATCTCAAATTGAGCGGATAACGCAGAAATTAGTACAGAAAACAGCGGAGCTATCTCAAATATGCCAAAAATAGAGGTAGATATTCCCCGGGAGACGGTCAATAGCACTACTGACTGCACTACTATCACTAACAGAACAGTGAGACACACATTAATTGAGATATATCTAGAACAGGGATATTCGCTCAACAAAATCAGCAAGTTATTAAAATGCTCAAAGCATACTATTATTGAAGTAAAGCGGGGAAAAAAGATAGGTTCAAAACTACTAGCTACACGACTAAAAGAGCAGCTAGCAGACAAGTTTACTGTGCATGCGTCGATGTTTTTAGACTATGCAAATCAACAAGATAAGCTGGATAAAGCGTCTACATTACAGTTGGTAACAGCAGCTGGGATCAGTGTTGATAAAGCAAGATTGCTCAACAATGAATCGACTATGAACGTGAACGTGCGTGACGTGCATAGTGATGTCAAAGCTAAGCTAGAACAAGTTGAGCGGCTGATTGAAGCGGGGGAATAATGGCGCAAAGCGTTGATTTTATTGATGGAAGGGTAGGGGGCGGGGGGGAAGGACGCCCCGTGGGGTATATATATAGTCCCCTCTCCCCGTTCCAAAAAACAAAAAGCGTGTCACTGCGGTACAGCATATCGGTGCAAAAGTGCGGTCGTCCCACGGAGTGGAGACCTGATATTGGTGTATTTAACGTACTTGAGTACATATATGGCTAAGAAAGCTAAGAAGGGTGTTACTCAAGCCGAGTTAGTTGAGCGTTACAAGGATTTATTGGTTCAGAAGAAGTTATTGGAGCAGAGTGACCCTTTTTGGTTTTATGTTCCTAGTGACGGGAGTGTTCCTTCTGCGAACTTGGAGTTTTTGAGGCGTCATATATTGCCTGAGGACATTCCTGAGCGTTTGGACAGCCAGATGGATGTTCATATGAGTACTGCTAATGTTGTGGGTGGTTTTGGTGGTAACCAGTGTTTAGGTGGTGAGACGTTGATATATGACCCTGTTTTGGGTGTTGATAGACCTGTTGGTGAGATTGATTCAGATTTTCATGTATTGGCGTGGGATGGGGAATTTTTGGTTACGGCGGAGGCCCAGAAACCTTTTACGAAACCTGTTGACGATTTATATGAGTTTGGGTTATCTAACGGGGAGAGTTTTGTGGCCTCGATGAATCACGTTGTTTTGACGGAGAACGGTTACCTTTCTTTAAGTGAGTTGCCGTTAAGATGCGGGATTTCCCTTCTGGAGTCTTCCACATTATCGTCCTCCACGGTTACGCCTCAATTGGTGATAACCGGTATAGTGCATAAACGCCGCGACATCAAATATGATTTCACGGTTCCCAAATACCATAATTATCTGGCAAGTGGGGTTATCCACCATAACAGCGGCAAGAGTGTTTCGGGTGCTCTTGAGTCGTTTATTGCCGTAACGGGTGAGGTTCCTAATTCTCTTAGGGATGTATACCCGAAGGAGAAGTTGGATGTTCCCCGTCCTTTTCATGTAAGGGTCGTGGGTGAGGATTATGTGAACGGGTTGCTCAAGAATGTTATCCCCAAGTACAGGGAGTGGTGTCCGAGGGAGTATTTGATTGACGGGAGTTGGGAGAAGAGTTTTTCCAGTGAGCAGAGTATTTTGAGGTTGGGGAAGAAGGGTGAGTTATTCGGGACTATAGAGTTCATGTCGAATAAGCAGAGTGTGGGGAGCTTTCAGGGCCCTCCGAGGGGCATGGTGGTTTATGATGAGGAACCGTTATATGAGATATATAAAGAGAACCTGATGCGGTTCACTACTGCCGGCAGAGTGAGGATATTGTTTGAGATGACTCCCACTAAGGGGATGACCTGGGTTAATGACGAGATATTGGGGAAACAGGATATTGACGGCAATTCCATCGAGTGTTTCAAGATGTCATCTGTAACGAACAGGTATGCGAATTTGAAGGTATTGGAAGATATTGTCGCAGGTCTCGGTTCGTACGAGGAAGTCAAGATGCGGCTTTTAGGTGAGTTTGTATCTCTTTCCGGCCGTGTGTATAAGCATTTCAGCCGGAGCCTGCATGTTATCGATCCTTTCCCTATTACGGACGAGTATATGGTATTGACGGGGATGGACCCCCACCAGACGACTCCCACTGCGGTCGTGTTTGTAGCGATTGACCGCGAAAATATTCCTTATGTGGTGGATTCTTATTGGGGCGACAAGGCGAGGGATATCGAGGAGGTCAAGGCTGACGTATCCGCCATTACAAAACGTTGGAGGATGGGATGGAGTGTAGTTGACCAGTCTTCGGACGTAAGAATTGAGGCGTTCGGCGGGTTGAACATATTTGACACTTTAAGGAGGTCCCCTAACAGGATGCGCGGATTAAGGAAGTCGATCAAGTATCCTGGTTCCATAGACGCGGGGGTCGAGGAGATTAAGAGGAGGTTGAAGGTTGACGAGAAGACGGGGAAACCCAACTTTTTCATATTTGATACCCCCAACAACCGTATGTTGATCAACTCCATGTTGACGCTGGAAAGGGATGTCGCGTTGAATGAGGAAAAAAAGGGACAAAAGGACAAGATTTTGGAAGGTAAACATCATTTCCATGCGGCCATGAGGTATGTATTCCAGTTTCCGATAAGGTATGTGGCTCCAGATTACGGCAAGAGACTGCCTGAATACAAACCGGAAGTTCCGGCGGTGGCGTACTGATGGACAAAACACAGTTTTTATTGGATGTCGAGAGGTGGAAGTCCAGATCCGCCAACGACCGTTCCATGTACGACCAGAGATGGGCGAAGAATCTAAGGATTATAAAGGGGATATTCGAGCCTCACGAGAACACATGGAGCAAGACGAGAAACAGGGCGAAGATAAATTATAGAAAGATTGAGGCCATCACATGGAGGATTGTGTCGGATTTGCACCGCACGTTCCTGTCGGAGATGGAGCCGTTTGATTTGGGGGGGAGAACCGAGGATGATTTCCACAGGGCGAAGGTTCTGGAGGAGGTCGCCTTATATCATATAGACCGCTTGAACCGCCGCGATTCTCTGGCGTTAAAACATCTGTCGGCGTTTAAAAATATAGCCGATTTGGGGTTGGGGGTAGGGAAACTATGGTGGAATAAAGACCATCCTGAATACACGCTTTATCCCAACGAACAGGTGTTTGCCGACTGGAACGGGGTTTATAAGGAAAAGATGCGGTATGTAATCCTCGTCAATTACATGACGATGGAGGAAATGAAGGAGATGGGGTTCAAAAACATCGATAAAGCCCGTCCTTCGTCCATCAAGAATGAAGTTCTAAGGAATGTGAGGCATCAAGGCACCGGCGACCCAGGGACGTATGGGGAAAATGAGTATCCGTCTCCAGGGAAAGACGGGACTACCGATGCCGAGACTGCGAAAAACTTTTATGCCGTATACGAGACGTTTTACAAAAAAGACGGGAAGGTATGGCTTGGGTACAGCAACGAGGCCGAGGTTGAGTTAAGGGAGCCGGAAGAGTCGGTTTACGACCATTACCCCTTGATGTTCGGACAATGTTTGTTTGACCCCCATAAGGCCATAGGAACGGGGTTCCCTGAGATTCTAGAAGGCCCGAACGAGTCTTTTACCACCACGTTGAACCAAAGGAAAGATAATGTTTCCCTTGTGCTCAACCCGATGACGGTCGTATCGAGGTTCGGTAACGTGGATTTGGATAGTCTGGTTAACTCCAGACCTGCGGGGATAACGCTTACGGACGACATGAACGCTATTGTGGACAGGAGGATGCCGGACGTTACCCAGAACGCCTATATAGAAGCCGCCAGCGACGAGGCCATGATGCAGGAGCTGTCGGGGGTTACACCGGGGAAGCAGGGGCTTGGCAGTGCCAACCAGAAGGCTACCGTAGCGAGGATTAATGAACAAAACTCCGATGTGAAGATAAGTCTTTTCACGGCGATTGTAGCGGAAACGTACATGAAACCGTTTTACCATGAGCTTTTATGGCAGATTAACAAGTTTGAGACAAGTGAGCGGGTAATGAGAATCGCCAACGATAGTTTCAAACGAAAGAACCCCATGAAGTTCGGGGAACAGACTTTGCCGCTACTGGCCGATGTGGACGATTTCGCCGACTTGGAACTCGACCTTACGTTGAAGGTAGGGAGAAGCGAGTTCGATAAAGACCAGGATTTAAGGAAATTGCTAATGGCGATGGAGAAAGCCATGATGGCGAACCAGAGCCAGATACAGCTTTTACAGTCGGGGGCCATGCCGCCTAACGGGGTGAAACTGTATAACCCTGCCGCTTTTGAAGACGAACTTATGCGGCTTCTGGGGATGAAGAATATAAAGGATTTCGTGATAACGGTTAATGAACCTGCACAAGGCCCGCAGAACCAGGCTCTGGCGGGGCAGGCCGCCGGACAGCTTAAAAACGGCGAAATGGATAATGTCGTCGATATCAATAGAGGCGGCGCGTGAAAGATACAAAAATAATACTTGAAGACAGAATCCTCTTTTGCGCCGATATAATTGACACCATAGAGACCAAAGGGTTCAAGTTGATTATGGAAACGTTCGCGCAAATGGCTGAAAGAGAGAAGGATAAGCTGTTGCATACTCCAGCCGAGAATACTATGGAGATACAGAGGTTGCAGTTTGTGTACAGGTTTTTAACGGAGTTGTTTCCTAATTTCATAAGTAATATAAAGCAGGAAGGCCCGGAACTTGTCGCGCGGGCGGCGAGCGAAGGTTTTTTAGGCGTTACGGACGCGCAAAGTCCGGTTAACGGTACGCACCCGGAAAGTGCGGTAGGAGGATAGACATGGCTAAGGCCAAAGACCTGGAGGACAAGGTAGCGAACGAGGACATATCGTTTGAGGACGCACCAAAGTCCGCGCGCGAGCTTGCGTACGAGAATTACGACAAGACGCTGGAATCCTCGGATGAGGAAACGTCCACTCAGGACGAAAAACCGGAGGTAGAGACGGAACCCGAACCGGACAAAACGGGTGAGGAAATGGATGTTTCCGACAAGGAAGAGGAGCCTGCAGAAGAAGTTCCGAAGGCTAAACCTCAAGAGAAGATCAAAACCATACCCTTTAAAAGCTATATCGAACAACGCGACCACTTGCGGGAACGCGCGCGTCTTGCCGAGGAAAAGGCCAGACTTGCAGAGTTGAGGTTATCGGAAGTCTCTCAACCAAGAGAGGACTCCGAATATGAACCCGACTCGAAGGTTGTCGAACTTGAAAAAAGGTTGAAGGCTTTTGAGGAAAGAGCGGAGATGGACAGACAGGCGGAGTTGGAGCGCACAAGGTTAATGGAAATTGACAAAATGGATAAAGAGCTTTCACAGTCCGGCATATCGGGGTTTCGATTGAATTTCCCGACCGTGGCAGAAAAGCTAAGAGAGGTCAACAAAACCGACCCTGATTTTGCGCATGCCCATGACAACCCTCAAGGGTGGGCGAAGTTCTACGCCGAGAATGTATATCCCGACTTACTCAAGACTTTCACTACCGACAAGGAGCGGCAGGCCGAGGCGAGACGGAAGGAGAAAGAGGAAATGGCGAACAAGGCTACCCTTGTAGGGTCGCCGGGTTCAATCGGCGAAAAGCCGCAGGAACCTCAAACTCCCCGCGAAAAGTACGACCAGGCGGTCAATGAGATTAAAGCTGGAAGGGTACTTTTTTAAAAGGACTAAAAAATGGCAATGAACTGGATTGACCAGGGCTCCTATTTAGCCAACACAAAGCTGAATAGGGAATTCCGCGTAGCGGCACAGCCCATGTTAAGATTCCGCCAGTTTTGCTCTATCAAAGAGGCTTTCGGGAAAAGCCAGGGCGATAGCGTAAACTGGGACAAAGTGGCCAATGTAAGCACACGCGGTGGTACTTTGGTGGAAACCAACACCATGCACCAGACCACCGTTGTGATTTCGAAAGGCACACTAACAGTCAATGAGGCTGGCAACTCGATTCCTTACACGAAGAAGAGCATGGCTCTTTCTCAGGTGGATTTTGAGGGCATCCTCAGGGGCGGCCTTATGAACGACCGCGTTAAGGTTATAGACGGCCTTGTGGAGAGGCAGTTTAACGCGACTCCGTTAAGGTATGTAGGAACGGCTACGGCCGGAGGCGCGGTGACGACCAATGGTACGGCGACGGCCACCTGCACAGGCGGATTCAAGGCGTATCACCTTCGCAAGATGGTGGTGGAGCTTGAGAAACGCAACGTGCCTGGGTATTCGAGTGCCGGAGGCGATTATGTAGCGATTCTTTCCACGGAAGCGCATGAGGAGTTGTTCGCGGACTTGCAGAGCATGAACCAGTACGTTGAAACCGGCCACAAGAGGATTGCGGCTGGCGAAACGGGGCGGTACTTCAACTGCAGGATTATAAAGGACAACTACGCCTCAAGGTTCGTGACTGATGCCTCCGCAAGGACTGAAACGGCTATCACGTTCGCAGGTTCCAGCGGTTCCAAGCCCGGATATGTATTCGGCTCGGATACTTGCAGGGAGGCGATAGTCATACCGGAGGAGATCAGGAGAAAGCATCCTACGGACTACGACAGGTCGCATGGCCTTGCGTGGTATTGGATGGGTGGGTTCCAGATTGAATGGTCTGACGAACCTAACGCAAGAATAATCAAATGGGATTCCGCATAGGAAAGGAGGGAGAAAATGACTATCAGAAATGACGCTATTTACGATGGGGCGGATAATACGACCCAACATATACTCCCCATGACCGCCATAGGCGGAAGCTCTGTACCCGGCACAGCCGCATCCGACACCGTACTTACAAGAGTGCGCGTGCCGAGGAAGATGACTGTTGTCGGCGGAGGGGTGCTAATGGTTGTCGGCGGGACGGCGGCTGGCCCTAATATAGCGGTAGGGAAATCCCTTGCCGGTACTGGTACGGTCGCTCAATTCGGTACTCACGCTCATGGAACGGACGCGAATCTGGACCACGCGGCTCTCACCGTGACTGAAACCGAGTTTGATGCCGGCGACTTCATCGTTCTAACCAATCTGGCCGGAACTGCGGCTTCAACGCCGACCTCGGCTGTAAACCTTGTTTGGAAAGGGGACGTGGACTAGAACCAATGGGGGCGGGCAACCGCCCCTTTTTAATTATGAAACGTAAACTGTTATTGATTGGTTATCGTGCGTTCGGGGATTGGTTGTATTGCCTTCCCGCTCTTAATGTCCTTTGTGACAGGTACGAGGTTTACCTTGAGACGACGGCGAAGGGGTATGGGCTGTTTCATGACGACCCGCGCTTCAAACAGATAACGGTTATGGAATATGAAAAGATACCGTTGACGAAGCATGAAGAAGTTATTAAGGAACGGTTGGAAAAGCTCAAGGAAACTATCAAGCCCGACCGAGTTATCGACCTTGACGGAACGCTTGAAGTCGAGTGCATAGCCGCCAGACATCAGGAGATATTCACGGCTTCCACAAAGGAAAGGCAGGAGCATTTCGGCGGGAAGAACTTTTATGAAGCTGTGTTGGAAAGATGTGAGATACCGTTATCGGATGTAGAAGTCGGCTGGTCTCTCCGTGGTATTGATTCATTGTATTTCAGCGATGAACAACAGAACATCGTTGGCGCGTGGGCCGACAGACAGGACGGTTTTCTTGTGGCCATAGCGGTAGCGGGAACCTGCTCTCACAAAGTATTCCCCTACTACCCAACCCTCGTCAAGCAGTTACGGGAAAAGTTTGACGATATAAAAATCTACCTTATGGGCGACAGTTCGCTTGATTACCTAAAGGATGAGGTTGACGAATTCAGGCACGACAACGTAATTCCCATGTTCGGGACAGTTCCGCTCAAACAGGCCGCCTTAATGATGAAATTCATGGATTTTGTAATCGGAGGCGAGACGGGGCTGATGGTAGCCACAGGAATGTGGGGAACGCCGAAGATGATGTTGGCAACCGCGTCCGGCATTGAACAGATGGTCAAGTATCACGAGAACGACTACTCGGTTCAGGCTGATATAGAGTGCTCCCCTTGCCACAAGGCCATATACACGCAGGAAGATTGCGGGAACATGATTCAATACGATGAGGATATAATCCCTCCCTGCATAACAAGGTTCAATATACAAAACATGATTGAAAGAGTTGAAAGTGAACATATACAACGAAGCGTATTACAAACGGTATAAAGAACGCGCCGAATCCGAGACGGGGAAAAGGATTTACCGCTCAAGATGGGAGCTTGTGGAAAAATATTGCCACGGAAACATGACGTTGCTTGATTACGGATGCGGCCCTGGGGCGTTCCATAAATCCAGCACGAACGGGTTTGAGACTTACGGATATGACGTGAATCCCCATTGCGGGTACATGATCCCCCCGCTGGAAGACATAGAAATCCTCACAATGTGGGACGTTATCGAACACCTTGAAGACCCTGCCGAACCGATAAACACTTTTCGTCCCGAATATCTGTTCATATCCACTCCCAATGTAGAGGCTATAGGCCAATGGGAGATAGAAGACTGGAAGCATTACAGACCTGATGAGCACTTATGGTACTTCGGGCTGAACAGTCTTACGGGACTTCTGGCAAGGCTTGGATATGAGGTTCTTGAATACAATTACGAGGAAGGGGCTATACGAAACCCCGATAAACCGCAACATATAATTACGGTAGTGGCAAAACGCCGATGAAGAAGGTTATAGTCGTCAGGTACGGGGCGTTGGGTGATTTAGTGATGATTACGCCGCTGCTTCGCAAACTAAAGGAAGACGGCTACCACGTTACCTTGAATATGCACAAAGACCCTTACCCGATAGTGAGGCGCAATCCTTACGTCGATGAGTTCATGTTCCATGATGAATCCATCCCTAACGAGAAACTGCACGAACATTGGGAGGAATTAAAAAAAGGGTACGACAGGTTCATAAACCTTTCGGGAAGTATTGAAGAAGGGTTGCTTGCCGTCGAAGGGCAGGAGAATTTCGACCTGTCACATGAAGAAAGACATGAGAAGTTCAACGTAAACTATTACGACAGGACTATGGAACTCGGCGGGTATCCTGACGAAAAGGGGTATAGAGGGGAGCTGTTTTTCTCGAAGTATGAACATAGCTGGGCGCAAAACTTCAAGGCGAGGTATTCAAACAGATTTTTAATCTTATGGTCTTTATCGGGGTCATCTCCTCACAAGACTTACCCATACGCCGAATATGTGGCGGTTGCGATACAAAACGCTTTTCCAGACATAGTTATGGTAACGGTAGGCGGGATAGTGGAGCAGGTAATAGAATGGAAGCATCCCCAAACCAAGAACTATTGCGGGGAATGGGATTTATGGCGGTCGCTCATAATGACTCAGTACGCGGACCTTGTGGTAGCCCCTGAAACGGGGATACTTAACGCGGCGGGGTGCTTCGACACTCCGAAGATAGCGATGTTGTCCCACAGTTCGGAAGAAAACCTTACGAAACATTTTAAAAATTGCGACACGGTACGAGGGGATGTCGAATGTTCCCCCTGCCATAAACTTATATATAGCTGGGAAGCGTGCGAGAAAAACGAAACGACCGGTTCTCCAGTGTGCATGGCGGCGATAAAGCCGGAGGCCATGTATAAACTTATCGAAAAACATTATTTGAACTGGAAAGAAAAATGGCAGTCCCAAGCGATGTAACGGAATCCGTCATAACGGCGGCGGCATTAAGCGATGCAGGCATATCCAGTACGACTTACTCGACTTTAGCGTCAAGTAACTGGTTGCCGGAGGCTAAGGAATACGTCTGGACTCGGTTCAAAAAGGCCAGAGATTTCCAACAGACGAAGATAGCCATATCTGTCAAGGGAGTTCGCGAGTACGCCATGCCGACCGATTATGACAGGGGTCTTGAAGTGGCGATACTGGACGGCGATACGAGAGGGACGGCCCAGGCGGGAGCGGCGGATTCCATCACGTTAGCCGCCGCCGATTCGTCAACGGAAGATTATGTTGTCGGTAAATACATATTGATATATTCGGGCACGGGGGCAGGCGGGTATCAGCAATGTAAAACTTTCAGCACGACCACCAAAGTTGCTACGATGGACGGGAATTGGAATACGACTCCGGATTCGACTTCCTTATACATGATTATCAGTTACCGCTATACGCTCAAACCGGCTTTAATATCGGCGTTGGATGCAAGTTTTTTTAGTGTCGGTGAAAAGGCGAGGCCGGAGTTTTACGCCGAATACGACGACAAACTTTATCTTGGGAAGGTTCCAGACCAGTCCTACTACGGGATTTTATTCAGGTATTACTCGAACATCATGAAAGCCGATACGAGTGACGCGGTTTACACGTTATTCCTTAACAGGTTCAGGAATGTTTTACAGAAGTATATCGAAGTGAAAGCGTTAAAGAGGATGGACGATACAAGGGCCGAAAAAGAGGAGCGAGAACTCGCCCGCATGACGGCATATCTGATAGCGAAGCAGATAGAAAATGTCAGCGGGTTGCAAAGGGTCGTGGCCGATGTTTAGAGGCAATACATTTTTAATCCCATGTGACAGGGGCGGGTTTGTAGCCAACCCCAATATAGACCTTGTGGAGCCGCATGACATGGTTTCTCCCACCAGAAATATCAACTTACAGGATAACTGGAGAACTCCGAGAGGCGGGACGGCGAAACTCAACGGCACGGCCATTACGGGGTCGCCGGAGGTTCTGGGACTGTTCAACGCATGGTACGAAAACGGGAACAGTTTTATTATAACAGCCTGCAATGACGGGGTTATCTATAAGGATTACACGACTTCGCTTAAAACAGGTATGTCCACTACCAACAAGTTTGGCATGGTGATGGGCGAGAACAAGCTCTTTATAACGGACGGTGCCAACATCCCTCAAATATGGGACGGGTCGGCAGGTTCCACCTCCAATATTACGAGTACTCCTACAGACTGGACGGGGTCCAATTACCCTCAATACATGGTCGTACATGGAAGGGAATCTTCACAAAGAATGTGCGCCTTCGGGTGTCCGAGCAACCTCAAGTCCGTTTATATAAGCGATGTAGGGGATATGGAAGATTTTTCCGATGCCAACGTGGTTATTATAAACATGGACACTGGCGACGGGTACGGGATTGTCGGGGCTATAGACTTCGGCGACCGGCTGTTATGTTTCGGGAAAACGAAAGCGTTTGTACTGGATGACACTTCTACAACGGTAGCTAATTGGGGGTTTGTAGGGGCGCAATGGTTCGGAGGAGCGGCTCACCACAGGCTTATCGTAAGAACGCCGAATGACGTGGTTGCGATGATGGAAGACGGTGAGATTTACAGTATCACGTCCGCACAGACGTATGGCGATTACAAGATGGCTTCTCTTACAAGGCCGTCGTTCATGCATAAATGGATTAAGGATAACGTGAATTTGCAGTATATAGACGAATGTCATGCGGTTTACGATCCGAAGATAAGGGCTGTACGGGTATTTGTAAGGCGCAACGGACAGACGCAGGTCGATACAGACCTCGTATATTACATAGACCGCAACCCGAAGGAAGCGTGGATGATACACGACAATAAAAACTCCGCTTCGGGGCACAGTGCCGCGGTATCGGCACAGATAAGAAAAACCAACCTGACAAGAAGCGTAATCACCGGAGATTATTCGGGGTTTGTATGGGAACTTGAAAAAACGGCCAAGAACGACGACGGCAACGGATACTATGCCGGATTGAGAACTCCGGCGTTACATTTCGGCAATCCGAGGGCCGACAAGCTATACCGCTTATTCAGGGCGATTATAAAACCGACCGGCAGTTACAGCATCAACGTGAGGATATGGATAGACGGTGTGGCGCAGACATCACAAACCATCACGCTTGCCGGAACCGGAGATACTTTCCCGATGACGTTTCCGATTACGTTAGGCGGGAAAAACTTCGTGGATACCACGTTTGAGATAGAAAACACGGGGAAGCGGATAGAGTTTGAAGTGTATAATGACATAGCCGACCAGGATTTTTATATATCGCAGATAATGGTTGATTATAAGAATCTCGGCGCAAAACTGAATTGAGGTAAGAGATGCCAGCAACATTTTCACGCGACCAAGAATGGGCGGCGGGGGGAGAGTTAACGGATACGTCACTGGAAGCCGCCCTTGACCAGATAATAAACAATATGGACCCCACCGGCATAGGCGATATGTCGGCTGACGCTACGGCCTTCCAGACTACCGTTGACCCTTACCCTGGAGCGGCTGTATCGCTCCCTACGGATTTGAAGGGAGAGATTGACAGGCTACGGTATCTAGTGGCACAGATAACGGGGGAGGCTCAATGGTACATAGACCCTGACGGTTCGCTTGCCGCCGTATTTACCAACTCCGGTGTTACATTTGCGGGGACTAAGACATTTTCTGGCGTAGTTACGTTCACATCCAGTGCGGACTTTGCAAGCGGTTCAGCCGCCGCACCGGGGATGACCTTTACAGGTGATTTAGACACGGGTATCCATCGCATAGGCGCAAACAACATGGGCATTGCCACTGGTGGAGTAACGGCTATTAATATTGATTCTTCGCAAAACATATCGTTCCCCGGTTCATTAAGCATAGATGCTACTGTAGACTCGACCTCGGCGGTAACAGGGTCGATTCATACGGACGGCGGGCTAGGGGTGGCAAAAGCTTTATATGTTGGTGGAATTTCAACATTAGTGGGGGCAGTTACGATTTCAGGGCAACTCAATCCCAATGCAAGCGTGGACCTTGCCGCAAGTTCAAGTCTATTGTTCAATGCCACTCCAATTCTAGCCGACTCCGCCGGAACCATGACCCTTTCCAACGTAGACGCCTTAGACGCAACAACCGAAGCTACTATAGAATCTGCCATTTTCGCTGGTTCGAATTGGCCTTCTTTTAGTGTTCATAGAAATGGAACAGCCCAAACAACTATAACAGGCAATGAGAAGATAGAATGGACAACAGAGGTATTCGATACTAATAGTGATTTTGATAGTACCACATATTATAGATTTACTCCTACAGTAGCGGGCAAATATCTATTATCTGCGACTATTAGTTGGAGCAGTTTCACTGATGGTGATGCTTTATATGTATGGATCTTCAAAAACAGCGCAACATATGCAGGAACCCTTAATATAGCAAGCGGTAGTGCCGATGAAAGCCAAACTGTCACAGCAGTTGTAGATGCAAATGGGTCTACTGATTATTTTGAAGTAACTGCCGAAAATGTTAATAGAAATACATCAACAGTGGTAGGGACTACTTCTCGTTCATATTTCACTGGATGCAGAATCGGGTAATCATGGATGGATATAGGAATATTGGACGTTATTAAAGACATACCATCGTCAAAGGAATGGTCAAAGGACGATACGGTTATGGAAGGAGTCCACGCATTGTCGTTACTGGCTGATTGGGCGCAAACCAGAACTATCGCCCAGAAGGATAAGCGAGGCCACAACTATCACGAAGCCAACCCCATAACTCAAAAGATAATAGGGAAAAACCCCAGAGTACAGGACGTGGATTTGTATATGGCGTTATCTTTGCTGGGGCACGGGTTAATATCCAGAAAACTCCCCCCCAAATACCGTAAGATATGGCAAACGATGACGTTAGGGGGAAGGTTGCAGGCTGTAATGAATAACGACAGAATAGGAATAGGATTTGGAGCAAAGTTCTAATGGAAAAAGTACAGATAGACGACAAGACAAGGCAGTATATACAGTCCTTAATCGGGAAGATAAACGCTACTACCGCAACCGTGCAGTTGATAGTGGACACATACATCAATGCGAAAGAACTTGAAGGAACGTACACGTTATCGCCGGACGGAGCGTTTTTGACCAAACAGGAGGGACCAGATGCCTAACACAATAACCAGCGTATCAGACCTCATAGCCGAAGGGCAGTCGCAGGATATACAGGAGCAACGCGATGCGCTGGAGGCGCAAATACAGTCATTACAGGGACAACTAGAGAACGCTCCGCCATCGCAATATACTTACTATGACCAAGCAACAGGCGAAACTACGGTACTTGACCATCCGGCAACGATATATGACCAAGTAAGTGAAGGCCAGCTTCAATCTGTGGTCGATGTGCGTTCCGAGTTACAAGACCAGATAGACAAGCTCCAGAACTCCGATTTCATGGACAACACGAAAGACACGAAGGAACTCACGCAGGATGCCATAGAACAGTTTCAGATAGAGTACCTCGATTTGGTGGGCGACCACACGGCATGGCAGATAAACCAAGCGGAGACGCTTGGCAACCAGCTTATGCAGATCGCCTCTAAGACTCCCGAACAGATACAGCAGTTACAGGATATTCAGCAGACCAATGCGGATTTACAGCAGAAGTATCAGGGATTACTCGGCGACAGGCTTGATTTTCTGAATGAGATAGGTGCCAGTCAGGAAGAGATAGAAAAAACCCGCCTCACGCAGGCTATGGCGGCTCAGGGGCATATAGGCGAATACCTCAAACAACCCATATCGGAAGTAGAGGAAAGGTACAACGATATAGCTCTTTTACAGGCTGACAGGGCTGAAAAGGCGTTAAGGGGCGAAGGTGCTATAAGCGAAGGGACTCTCAAACGGCAGAGAGACGAGTTCACTCAGTTGAAGGAAAACCTTGCCCGTAAAGGCCACGCCATTATGGGTGACAGCCCAGACACGGCGATAGGGTTCTCGACCCCTGCGGCGCAGGCGTTAGGGGAATTCCAGCAGACATGGACGCTGGCTTTAGATGCCGAAAGAAGGGGCGAGATAAATCAGGGGTTGAGTTTATTAAGCCAGTCAACGGCGTTGTCGTCAGACTTGCAGGGCAGGAGATTGCGCAACCTTAATATTCTAGCCAACCCTCAACAGCCCTCGACACCGGGCGTAACGAACGCCATAGGTGAAGGAATTGGAGTGTTACAACATGCGGGGACTCAGAACGCCAATCAAGGGGTGGGTGTGCTGGGAGGTAGCGTTGCAAGTGCCACACAGCCGTATATCCAGAGCGACCTTATGGAAAAGAAGTTCGAATATGACAAACAGCTTGCTCAAATGGGATATGATTACCACAGTAGCATGCAACCCAGCGGTTTTGACCAGTTAATGAGCGGTGTTGGGACAGGAGTAGGACTTGCGGGTACAAAATGGCTAATGTCATCAAGGCGATACAAAAAGAATATAGAGACACTGGAAATTGACCCTAAAACAGGGCTTCGTATCGTTTCGTTTGTATGGAAAGAATCGGGGAAAAAGGACACTGGCATGATTGCCGAAGAAACCGCCAAGATAAGGCCGGATGCCGTATTTAAAAATGATAACGGCGAAATAGAGGGTATTATGTATGACCGATTGCCACAACATATAACGGAAAAGATTGATATGTATAAAGATGCGGAGGTAATAAATGCCTAGCAATGTTGGACTTTTAAGCGGTCTCGGAGCGGGGATCGCGCGCGGCATGGAGATGGGCTTACAGAACAAAATGCTTGAGGAAAGGGAGGCGAGACAGAACTCCGTCAGAACGGTAGAGATGTTACTGAAAATGGCGGCCACCCCAGGGATGAAGATTGAAAGCAGTGTCAAGTATCTCAACCAGATTCCGAGGTTCGCCAAACAGGGGCAACTTGGTGAGTTCCCAATGGTAACGGCGCAGGACTTTGAGGATAACAAGGACACGTTTAAAGCGTTAGGCAAAGCTCTAAGTGACAAGGATACTACGTTATTCAGTGCGCTCATAGGAGAGTTAAGCGGGTCTTTGACTGCGGGCGAGAAAGCGTCCCTTGACCTTATGAAAAAGCAGCACATGGCTACGCAAAAGCAACAGGAAAGGGAAGCTACCGGAGGCCGTGTCGCCGGTGTATTAAGAGACAGGTCGATGACCATGCAAAGTGAACCGTTGCCTGGGGAGTTGCAGGGGCCAACCGGCCCGACACCACAAAGTGAAAGAATGGGGCTTGTGGCAGACTTGGTTCAGGCAGGGGTTCAACCAACCAGCGCAATGTCCATATTGAATACGTCACAACCTAAACCAGCTGAGTATAAACCTCCTACGCCGGCCAGCAGGAGACTGGATATTCAAGAAAAGGAAAAGGCGGACGAGAAAGCAAAACAGAAAGAAATTAGCAGAATGAATGAGCTTATCCTTTCGGCAGAAGGGGATGGTTATAAATACACCGGCGAAAAGGAAAAGGGACCGGATGGGGTGCTATATCCAGTCGTGACGGATAAGCAGGGGCGCAAGGGTATCTGGACGGGAAAATAAATGCCGTTCATAGCTCTTGAAACCGAAAAGAAACAAAACAGCTTTATTCCATTAGAGGATATATCGCCTAAAAAAGGTTTCATTCCATTTGATAACCAGCCTTCGGCAAGCGACTTGCGTGTTGACCTTAACAAACCCATTGAACGGCCTGAATACACCGGCCCGAAACCGATAGGAATGGGAGAGGTTACAAACCCCTTCGAGGTTCTACAGACGGCGCAACATGGTGTAGAGGCCGCAAAAGAGTATATTCCCCAAAAGATTGTCAAATCAGAGTTCGGCGCACAGCATCCAAATATAGCGGCGGGAGCGGCGACAACGGCAAAGGTAATAGCCGATATAGGAGAGTTCATGTTACTGCCATCCGGCAAACTGAAAATGTTAGGCGAGGGGGTAGCCAAATACGGCGGGATGCGGATATTCGGGAAGAAAGGGATTGGTAAGGAATTTGAGACTTACGCGAAACGGATTCCCCAGACGATGACGAAAGGCGCACAATTCGGCGCACTGATGCCCGCTGAAACATTACAGGAAACGGCCTTTAATGCCGCACAGATGGCATTATTCACCGGCCTTGTAGAATCTGGTATAGGTTCCATGCTGGCGAGGAATACTGTCAATAAATTGACTGCAAACACGAAAGCGGCGGGAGGGAAATTGCCTGAAAGCCCTGAAGCTATCCAGCAGGCTGTAGCGGAGGTAAAGGATAAAGTTGAGACAGTAAAGCCGACTGAAAAACCTGCCACGCCTGGCATAGACCAAAAGCTGGCAGAACGACTTGCGGAGAAGACTCAACAGGAAAAGACCGTAGGACAGGCCGGTCATGTAACCATCTCTCCGGAAAAGGCACCGCCAAGTTTCATCAAGCTAGATAGCGAAGTAGAGGGACGCATACAAAAGGCCAAAAGCGGCATTGTCCGCGAAGGGATGGTTGACCATATTAAGGAATACGCTAAGGATTTCCTTCATGGGTTTACGCGCCCTCACAAAGACCTTCCATACGATACAAGATTTGCGATAACGAACTTCGAGATAGCCCGTATGGGGTCGGCAAGGCAACGTGGCGCAAGATCAGCAAGCGAGAATTTACAGGCAATCGTCGGGAATTATGGGACAGCCGAAGCAGACCTGTTTGCCAAAAAGCTCCTTATCGAAGATGCTATAGAATCTGTGGCCGTATCAAAAACCAGGGGAGAAAAAGTCAAGCTGGGATTTGGGTTTACGGAAGAAAACTTGCCTCGATTCAAAAAGACAATAGATAGCGAACTAGCCAAGAGGCCGGATGTAGCGCAAGACGTGGGTCTATATTACGAAAAGCATCAATCTCTTTCCAAACAATATGTGGATGCGTTCAAGGATTTGGGGGTTGATCTGTCAGATAACTTTGCCAGAGAAAAATACCTGCGCCACCAGATATTGGCGTATGCAGAAAAGACCAATCTATCAGGAGGGGGCAAGGGACTAAAAACTAAAGTATGGCGAAATTTTCTCAAGCGCAGGTACGGTTCGGAGCATGATTACAATACAAACGTGGTACAGCCCATATACGAGGTATGGGCGCAGATGGAGACTGATATAAGGTGGGCGCAGTCAATGAAGCTCATTAAAGACACCGAGGACGTTATCCCAGCCCTAAAAAAGGAAATATCCAAAAGGCGCGTAAACACCATAAAGGGTATCTATGCCAGGGGGCAGTTTATAGACGAGGCGTATAATCTCGGACTTGAAGACTCGGCGAAAAGGTTATTTCAAATATCGTCCGAGAAAACCAAGATGTTTAAAGAGGGAACAGTTAAAGACTCGGATATTATAAGACTTGACAATGAGATAGCGGACATTACAACGGAAATATCGGTGAAGCTCAACCAATATCGCAATATGCTCAAGGACAAAACGCTTCGTGCCTCGGAAGAAAAACGGATGGAAGCATGGCAGGAGGCCAGGCGTGGCGATAAGGACTTACCTGATGAAGCGTTCGCCCCCAATATAGATGTGTTCAGCCGTCCTGTTACCGATTACCAACAGTCGTTGTTAAAGGGGGAAATAAAACCTCACACGCTAACTCCCGAAGGATACCGAGCCGTATCGGTAAGGGACGTATATTACAGGGCGAAAGCCATAGGGGAAGATATGGCGGACTTGCTTATAAAGGATATGTTGGAACAAAGCAACCTTACCAGCAGGGAAGTCAAGGATGTGATAGCCCGCACCGATCCTGATATATGGGTAATTCCCGAAGAAGTGGCTAAAACCTTCGATGAGATGACGGTTAAAGTTGACAGCAATATCGTAACTAAGGGGATAAGGGGAACTACGAGAGGATGGAAGAAGTATATATTATTCGCTCCACACAGGGCATTCCCCTTTATAGCCAATAATACGATAGGCGACACTTCTTATATGCTGGGGGCTATCCACAAAAGCATGTTGTCCGTCAATGCGTTTAAGCGCAAATATGCAAGCACGGCGTTGGGCGAGCTTTTCTCTGTAGCCAAAGGCAAAAAACCATCTTCCCAACTGCGAGAGTTTCTGGAAATGGGTGGTGAAGATGTTGGTATAAGCGTACAGGAAGTCGGCCACGTTCAAGACCATCCCAGATTCAAGGGGTTTAGAAATGAAACGGCAATTGAGAGAATAATGCTATTGCCTAAATGGTATATGGATCGTGTGTTTCAATTAAATACTTTAACTGAAACAGCGAGACGTTACACTCTTTATAAATATTATCTTGATGAACTGAAAGCTGGCAAGACTCATTACGGCTCGTCTAAAAGAGAATTTATAGACGGATTGCCGAAGGTTGAGCAGAAGGCATTTGTTTTGGCAAACGATGATATGGTGGCCTATAACATGGTGTCATCGTCTGGCAAGGCTCTTAGAGACACCCTCTTCCCTTTCTTTTCATTCCAAGAGGGTAATATAAAAAGGTTTTTCCACCGTACCAGAAACATATATTTGAGTGAAAAAGAAGCATCTAAAATAGTAAGTAAACTACTTCCTCATTTAGCCAAGTCAGGAGTGAAAGTCGCAAGCAAAACCACGGTTAAGGCCGCTTTGTTTTATGTAAAAATGGCATGGCTCATGGCTGGGTTGTCCGCATATAATCGGCTGTTTCACCCCGAAGAAGAAGAAGCCTTATCCGAAGATAGGAAGTCACGGCCTCATATAATAACCAGCGGCAAAGACGGAAAGGTGACGTATCGGGATACCTACGATTCTCTATATGAGCTTGTAAATTGGGTAGGGCTTGATGAGTTCCCCCGCCATGCAAAAGACTACATTAACGGTAAGGCTTCGATGAAAGATATAATGACCGATATGGCGTATTCGCCTATCAATAAAACAGCAAACATGATTTCTCCCATAATAAAGACCCCAGCTGAATTGTATGCCGGTAAATCAACCTTCCCCGATATACGGCGTGGTTTCACAATTCGTGACACTGGAGAGGCATTAGCTTCAGTTGTTGCTTTACGGCCCGAATATAGGGCGGCAAGGGGACTCCCGCAAGAATCCTACTCGACTGAAAGGGTGAAGGGTATAACCGGATTTAAAACTGTAGATGTCCTGGAGGGGGCTTACAGGGATATTCGTAGTGCAGTAAGCAAGTATAACGAACGAAGGGGCAGGCCAGTACAGACATTTACCGTATCCGATAAAGGGAAGGCTCTATACAACTACAAGCTCGCCCTTCGCTATAAGAATAAAGAACAGGCAGATAAGTTTCTAAAGCAATATTACGAATATGGCGGTTCAGAAAAAGGAATGATGAGGTCGCTGGATACCCTTCATCCACTTAGCGGGATAGCCAAAAAGGATAGAGATGCTTTCACGAAGACACTAACTCCTCGCGAACGCGATAAGCTCAACAAAGCATTGAAGTATTACAACGATGTTTTGCGGCAGGGGATGTATCCACAAAAACAAACGAAGCAGGGCTTTCCAAATATCAAGGAAGAGGCAAGGAAAAGGATCGGGGTATTAGACGCTTTTAAATAAACCCTGTTCTACCCGCCTTATGTTTGTCAGTACTATCCCGTGTAACTGCATATCGTTAAGTTCCATGCGGGTATAGCGTCCAGCATCAACAACCCCATGAAACAGGTCGTGATGATACTGGCAAACATACAGGCTGGCGAGGTCGCTTACAACGATACCCTTGCCGCCGCCGTATGAATGCTGATGGAATCCCTTGTAATGGTGCGAACAGCTAGCTGGCGCGCCGCACAATGAGCATGGTTCGCCTTTGTAGCCGTCCAGCAACTTCCTGTTGCGGTAAGGTTTCAGTTTTGGGTAGCCTATATCAGTCATTGCGCTTACCTACGGCCTTCCTTAACACACGGTAAAGCAAATCCCAAGCGGTTAATTCCTGCCGAGGAAAGTTATAAACCTCACCCCTGCGCCACGCTGTGCGTAGCTTTTGAAGCGAATACTCGTAATGCCCTATCTTGCCGTTTCCTTTTATGTTGTTTATTTCCGCAACGCCAAGCGTTTTCCATTTGCCGTCATAAAGTTCTATCGTTACTTTGAGCATGGTTTCTAGGCGTTATACGCCTTCTTTTCCTTCCGTTCATTAGCGGAGGTTGTTCGCCAATGTTCAAATTTCAATTCCGCCGCTTTCAGCATCCATTTCAGCTTTTCCTCTATAAACACGGCTTCCTTCAACCCCTCCAGAACTTGCAGATAAGCGGGATGGGCATATGCTTCCCTCTCTTGCGCCGACACGGGCATATCCACGTTCTCCCTCATAAGCAACGCTTTTTTCGATTTGCGATACTGTTCCATGTAAATTCGTTCGGCTTTTGCCGTCGCTAGAGCCTCTGCGTTGTCACGAATGTAATTGATTGCCTTTTCGGGGTCGTTCATTTTTCGCCTCCTTCAGCTTTTTCAACGTGGCTTTTTTGTGCTTCTTCCAACGCCTCCCGCAAGACCTTATTTTCCTCAACCACATCCTGATAATCCGCCTGTAGCTTTTCGCCGTCCGTGTAAGATTCATCCAGCGATTTTTGCAACTCCTTTTCCCGTTTGCTAAGGTTATCTGCCCGCAGTTCGCTTTCCGCTAACTGATTACGAAGTTCATCTACAATATAAT